TGTGACCAGTCGCCACCTTGGCGACAAGTCGATCCCGAACATCTTCACGAGATGTGCTTCCCTTTTCCGCTGCGGCTCTCGCCGACGCGGCTGAAATCTTGTGTCCCAATTCGCTTGCGATATCGCTGACTTGCCCGGCGAGACCGTCAATCTGCTCCTCAAGAACAGACTGCTTCAGCATTGCCATGACGCTGCTCGACCCGCTGCTTGGGGTTGTTGCCTCGGGCAATGCAAATCCGTGCTCGTTTCTTCTTGGCGTTGCAGGCAAAGCCACGGCCTCGATCGGCATTTCCTCCGCTGGCGTGCTCTCAATCTTGAGCAAGTGCGGGATGATTGCGCATCCGTGTCTATACGCACGACCAGTCGCTCGCGTGATCGCCATCGATCGCACGCTGAACGCCGAGCGTCCCCACGGCGCACGCTCCGCGCTCGACGCAATCGCCGAGCCACGACTGACGGTCTCGCCAGTGTCAATGCGCACGATGGCGACGACCGCCATGTACTCAATCGAGCCGTCGTCTGCTGTTACCTGCTTTGTTACCTCTACTTCAGTTGATGTCACATTGAAAGCCCATCCGACTGCTTGCCACCACGCAACGGTCGGATACTGCCGACCTTGGATGTTGACGATGAGATGCCCGACGGTTGATGCAATCTCCTTGGCGATTGCCTTTGCCTTCTGCATCTGCGCAAGCGGTGTCGGCTGATCTGTAATAACGATTTCCTGTGTCATAGTTGCTCCTGCAATTTCTTCATTGCCCACGCTGGCAGCCCAATGTCGACGACATCGTCCTGCGGCCATCCCGGGTACTTGTTCTCTGCCTTGCATTTCCACCACAGTTTTTGCAACTCGACGAGTCGCTCGCTGTATGCGTCCATTACCTCATCACTCATGCGATAAACCGCTGTTCCGAATGGAGCCGTGGTCTCGACGACAAGGAACACGAACGAGAAATCATCAGGCATCATGCGACCAGTGGCTGACATTGCCGAACGCAGAACAGCCCGATACCAAGCAGCCTGCAATCCGTATCCGAAACTCGCAATCGACTTCTCAAAATCTCCCGCAAGATCGCGTGTGGTCTTTAAGTCACAGACCATGCCGTGACCGTTCCACGCATCGAGACGAGCCTTGGCTGGATAGCCTCCGACCTCCCCAAAAATACTGACCTCTCTTTTTTTACAGGCACTGAGGCAATGCTTAATGCGCCAATCCCGCTCGCACGCGGCAACCATTCCGTCGAGTTGCTGCGCTTGATCGGGAGTGATGATGCAGCGACCAACATTCGCGGCCTCAAATGCGGCGTATTCTTCCTTGCCTGCTTTCGTTCGCTTGTCCACATTGGGACTCACGACTGCTTGCGCTAATTCATTCTCAGGCTCAAGTGTTGCTGCGTGCTTTGCCGTACCCAACGCCATCGCTGCCGATGACATCGGAGTTGCGAGCATCTCCAGCGCGTGCAGTGGAGTGCTCTTCTGCAAGTATCTGACAAGTGATGAACCAGTCGCGTCATCGCTGTGATAGGCAAGCGCAGGCAGATTCTCAACGATGCAATTTCGTAGGTGCAAAGTCATGCTGCACCTCGCATCGATCGCCAGGCTGCGACGGCTCTATGCATCCAAGATCCTGTCTTGACTTCGTTGACAAGATCACGCTCAAGAATCTCGCGAACCATGTCTCCCTGCCCAAGTTTTACAAGCGGCTCATCTTCAATCTTCTTGCGGTCACCGTTGAGCACAGTCTCGCACGCTCGCATGACATCGCTTGGAGTTGATTCTCGTGTTTGATCAAGGAGCGCAATAACATCAGCGAGTCGACACGAGCAAACTAATCGAATGCACATCGCACCTGATCGTAGAGACTTTGCCTCTGTTGGCTTTTCTTTTTCGATGCGCTCGGCAAGCGAATGCAATCGATAACCCGCGAGAGCAACATCTTCGAAACGATTCCACCAGAGTTCTTTTTCAGTCTTCATATCAAATCTCCTAGAAAGATCGCGGCAAAAAGTCCCACCACCAGACAGAATGTCTAGGTCACATCCAGTGGCAGGACTTGATGTCGCAGATTTAGAATTGATGAGTGACCTAGACATGCGAGAATGATTGCATATCCAACTGGATATGTCAAGCGGCATATTCATGCAGGATTACGCTAGGTTTTAGTTTCCACTCAGTTTGTGAATGATGCTTTTCGCCACTCCCGCCACCGCGTTTACCGCGCTGGCGACTGTTGCGCCAGTGCCGTCGACCTTGCCCCACTTGCCGAGAGGGCATTCAACGCCTGCCAGTGTCACCTTTACCGTGAGCATCGCACGCGGGTTGTTTCCGCAGCCGCATTTTGTGCACCAACCGACCGTGTCAGTCTGCCCTTTGTAATCAGTTGCTCGATGCTCGCACGCCATGCAGATAGCCAGTCGCGCCGCCGCGTCCGCTTCGCTTGCTGGGCCTTGCGTGGCGTGCGTGAGTTCGGCGCGGGCGTATTGCCTAGCAAGTTGAATTTGTGTCCGCGCTTGCGGCTCGCTTTTCATCATCGCTTTCGCAACTCCGTCTATCACTCGGTGCTTGCAATTTGTAGTACACATCCCGATAGACGGCTTTTCGTAATGTTTAGCGGCGCAACATCCACCGCCTTGCACGCCGCAATCCTGCCAGTGGTCGCAGATTTTCATGAGATGGTCAGATTTGTGATGTTGACTACAAGAGCGGGAATAGTATCGCCGGTGGTAGTGCAATTTTTATAATCACTAATTCCAATCGCTGTTCGTGTCAATGATGTTGCACTGGTTGCATACGAGGTACACGCTGGAGTGATATTTCCCATCGTATAAGTTCCAAGCAAATTAGACGGAGAATTTGCACTCAAGCAGCAAGCAGCACCAGCCAGTGTTGTTAGTGCTCCACGGTCTGATTCCCCACATAAATCATTAATGTCAGAACTACTAGGGCAATGTGTCGCATCTCCACCAACATATATCTCTTGAGCGTTTACATTTAAAATTGCAAGATCACCTATTGAATCGTTGGTTTTTTTTAGAACCAACATATTTTTATCAGTTGCAATGTGGTTGGTGTACCCGCTGCGTGTATATGGAAAATCAGTGCAATCAGTGCGCGTAGTCCAAGTGCAATCATCGCCGCATCTATTTGTTAATCTATGCTTAAATATGACCTTCGCCTGCCAGCAAGCGCATGGATTATATGTCTTAGAAACTTCAACAAAGACTGCAATAACTTCGGTTCCAACGCAAGAACCTACGCCACGAAATGGGCCGCCTGGATTACTGTTGCTACCACCACAAGCCGTAGCGTTGCAATTTCCATAAATATCATAATCACTATATGTATTTAATCCCGCTGCGGCAAAATTGTTTTGCATATAAAACGGATATTGATCGCAATCTGATAAGTCGCCTATGTATGTTTCGTATGTACACAGACCAGTTTTATACAATGTCATTCCAACATAACTAAATCCATTCACGCCTATATTGCCAGCGACTGCGCAACTAACGGTTGACGGCAATGAATCGTCATAGGCTGTGTTTACAGAAGAGCAAATACAACAACAACACGCTCCCATCATAAGACTCATTTCGCCGACTCCTTGAATGCTGCGTTGAACAGCGGCGACGCAGCCCGCTTGGCTGCGATGAGTTCGCGGACAGTTGTCGGGTCTTCACTCGACATCGCTTGCCGCGCTAGGTCTGCCTCGCTCTGAACGCGACGCGGGATCCAACCCAAGGCAAGTCGAATAGCCGTGCCGATGCCTGTCTGCCACAGTAACACCACCAGCGCGACCGCTACGACGGCTCCTAGACCCCATTGCAATAGCGTCGCCCAGTACGGCACGATGTCTTTTACGCCCGAGACGGCCACGGAAATTTGGTTTGTTTCATGCAATACGACAGCCGCGTCTGCTTTAATGGTCACGGCTGCAGCGACGATCTCGGGTTGAGCGGAGTGCGTAATGATGAACGCACTCCGCTCAGAGATTGAGTGTGCGGCGCTTGATGCGACGCTTGCGCTGCTGGCGATCTCCTTGGTCGCCGAACAGCCCGCTGTGAGCGCGACGAGGATTATCGCTTTGTGAACCATGCTTTGATTTCGTTAAAGCCGAAGATTGAGCCAACCAGCCAGCCGCCAACCACGCACAAAACAGTCCACCACAAAGTGCCAAGAAATGCGTCCATGTCATGTCCTCCATTATTTTAAGTTCATCCGAGCATCGATTTTGATTGCCAACGCGGCAATCGCTTCAGTGTGCTTTTCATCTATGGCTTGACCGCGTATGACGGCTTTGGTTAGTTCCGCTGCGGTCACGGTCAACTGTTTCGTGTCCTCTGCAATTCGTGTCAGAACCGCATTCTTCTCGCCGAGCGATGAAACATAAAGACCCAACCCGATGAGGATGCCGATGAGCTGCCCGACCAGCACAGTCGTCTGAAGCGGTGTCAAAGATGGCTTCTTCGGAGGCGCCATTATGCGCAGGTTCCGTCGATGGCGTTGGAGACGCAGAATGAGAACGCTTGCGATCCATCTGTCGCATTGATCGAAGCGTGCATCAGCACGACCGTGCCAGTGGCAATCGGCTGCAATGTGAAGCCAGCCGGGAGATTTGAATTTAGAAAGCCCGGGCCGTTGTATGTGGCTCCGCTTGCCTGCTGCAATGCCTCGACCGTGTTGTACGCAAACCCGATTGTCGTAGTCGCACTGGTGATCGCACTGCCGCCCTTGGTCTGAAACTTCTGCACGGTGTCCGTGTATTGCTCGGCTTCTTCCCACGCATATTTCCAGCGTCGATTTGTGATCACAGTTGTATTGGCTGTGATCTTGGCGAGGAATACATTGAGCATTCGCGGCGCATAGCGACTCAAGTCATTCTGTTTTTTCTCGTTGACTTTATCCGTGAGTTTCTTGAATCCTCGCTGCGAGAATGGGCCGAATGAGCCATCGATGTTCGGCTTGAGATTCATTAGGTTGTCACCACGCCAAGATTTGCAAAAGAATCAGTGCTTGGAAATGGCTGCTTGTAATAAACTTTGGCGGCTCGCCACGGATTGCTGACAGATACGACAGTTGCGGGAGTTACTTGATCGGGAACCACGCTGCCGTCGCCGTTGCGCAGTGGAACTTGTTTCAAGTGGAATGTTTGTGTGTCAAGAGTGAAAGAGAAGTTGACCTCGTATTGATTCGGGCCTATGCGGCTCGAGGTTGCGCCGTCGAATACAAGCGTTCCGATTGGGCAAACTAGATTTTGTGATGTGGTCACGCTTGCGCCAAAAGTAAAAATCGCACTATTCCTCTTTCCGATTGTGTTGGCAAACACTAAATAGTTCGGTCGACCGATTACGACATTGCGCACGCTGATATTCAGCACGCCTTGGATGCTCGAAATAGGATCGCCCGCGCTGTCGACTTTATTTCCACCAATATCAATCAGAGTCGGATCAGTTATGTTTGCATCGGATGATGGCAGCGTCGCACCAGTGCGCCACACATCGACAATATTCGCCTGCGCGTTGACTTCGATGGAAGTGAAGTTAACTTGTTTTTCTTGCAAGATGTCTTGACCTTCAACGGCGACTCCGTCGATCGTCGTAGACGCTTCAAAACTATGAACGCCTGTCCAGTATTTGTCGGAGCCATCCTGCACTGGCGTGTAGGTCGCACCTGTAAACGACATTAATACTTCCATTGCAGTTTCATTGCCCGCGCCGAAATCAAGAGTGCCCGCAGTAGAAGCACTGTTTCGTATTGCATCAACAGTAAGAGAATTTCCGTTATCGTTATAGATTAAAAATGTTGTCGACCCTGTCCACTTGCCGCGATCGTAGGAACCTGTTCGGCTCGTCTGTTCCCATACCATTGTCATGGCGTTGCTCCTATGGCTTGATTAAGTTTGACCAACTGGTCGTATGTGCCCTTGGTGTTGGAGGCCGTCTCGATCGCTTTGGACAATGCTTCTTTCGCCTTCTCAATCTCCTTTGATTTCGAGAAGTCTGTCACGCCTTGCAACTTGATCGACCCGAGCGCGGAGTCGACGCTAGTCGCGCTGGCGGTGCGGTTAGCCTTTGCACGATTCAATTCGATCGATGCTTCTATGCCTGATGAGTAATCTTGATTGGCTGTCTTTTGCGCTTCAAGTGTTTGTTCAACTAGGGTTTTGTTTGCTTTGCCCGCTTCGACAAGATCCCACGCGGCCATTGCTTGCGCAACCATTTCAGATGTCATCCCCGCCATTGAAGCCAAGCGGTCAAGTTCAGCGTCTCGCACCGACATTGTCGATCGAGTCGCCTGATCTTGAAGATCATTCAATGTCTTTTGAGCTGAGGCGAGTTCATTCTTTGCGGTGACGGCAGCAATAGCCGCATCATCATCTAGTTTTTTATCTGCTAAACCCTGATCGTATAATTGTTGCGCTTCATAGATAGCGTTCAATGACATGCCAGCGTTCATCATGCGATCGCTTAATGCTTGCTTTGCCAATTCTGCGGAAGATTTTTCTATGAAAAAAGTTCCTTCTTTAATCTTTTGCAATTCTGTTTCAAGTTGCAATTTTTCTGCTTCAATTCTCATTGCAGCCTGAGCAGCGGATGCGCCTTCCTTTTGTTTATTGGCGGCATCAATTCGACTCTGTTGCTGATCCTGCTCCGCTCCCATTGCGCCGCCCATGTACCCGCTTGCGTCAAGCATGGAAGCAATTAACTTGCCTCCCGATCCGACGATCGGCAATCCTTCAAGTGTCGTGGCGATGGTTTGCCCGATTGCAGTCACAGCCTCACCAAATCCTTTTATGCTTCCATCTCTAAAACCTTTGACAAGTTCATTGGCTGCGTTCAATCCTGCATCGATTAAGCCGATGGTTCCCAAGCCGCCTATCAAACCACCCACCGCTCCCTTCATCTGCTTTGCATTGATCTTCTCAAGTTGCCCGGCGATGCCAGCACTGTGCCGCTTCGCGGCCGCCTCGCCCTTCATAAAACCCTGAATCATCGGGTCGGGATTTGCGTAGAGATCGACTTCGAGTTTGCCTTTAATAGATCCCATTACTTGACTCCCATCTGTCGTTTGAGTTGTTCAAGTGCTTGCTGCGGGTTCTGCTTCGGAGGCTCGTAGTACGGCATGAAATCATGCGGGCTGAACGACTTTGAATTGCTTGATCGATGCGCGTTTGCAACAGTCGACGCAACAATGCCCGCGCCGAGGTCACCGCGCTGGCGTGAGTCAAGGCATCCTGTGATGCTCTGATATGCGATCCATTCTTGAAGTTCTATTGATGACATTCGATTTCCTAGTTCAGCAACAGTCATTTTCAATTCAGCCGCCAGCATGAACATGAACAATCGCAGCGGGCGGCTTCTTAGTTTTTTTCGAGTTCCTCTGCGTCCTTCGCGCCGAGACCCGAGAGACGCTGACAGTGCTCATACAACTTGTCAATCACGCTTGCGGGCATTGCGCCAACTTCCGCAACCTCCGCATCCGTGAACAGTCTCACGCCAGCCTCGTCGGTTAAACACCTCACGACGAGACTGGCGCGGATGTTCTTAACGCCCTTTTTAATGTCACGCTGAGAAAAAACTTCCTGCTCCCACAAGTCCCGCTCGCTACCTGAAAGGCCTCGAAGCGAGACGAGACCATCGATGCCCGCAACCTTGACGGTGGCGGTTGGGATCTTGAGTGCAAGTAGTTGTTCTCGGATTGACATGTGGGTTCTCGATTAGGTGATGGTGAGTGCGCCTGTGACTTGCAAAGTCACGGATCCTGTGATGACTCCATCGACAGCGGCTTTGTAGTCGTAGCCTGTGATGATTGCGGAGCCACTAAATGTCGAAGCGTCTGCGCTTGCGATTGCAAACGCAATAGCAGTGCGTGCGGTGACTGTGGACTTGATCAAGTCTTGACCAGCATTTGCACCGTCAGAATTAAAATCGCAGGAAATTGTTCCCGGCGAGATAATGCCCGGTAAGAATGTCTTTGTGGTTGCCGCAAGATTTGTCGATTCAACGGCTGACAATCCAAAACCAGAAAAGTTGAGCGAAGTTAATTCTCCGATTAGTGTTGGCGTGGATCCCAATGAGAGAGTTGTTCCACCGTTTGCTACTGAAATTGCCATGTGAGTATTCCTTTGTTGTTATGGCTGCGATCCGTCAGTTAACGCAACTGGAGAAGGAGCCGAAGCCAAGTAATAAATTTTTAGAGTCACGCTGCAAACGAAAGCACCGAGTTCAGTGCCTTCGCCGCCCATGTCGTAATTCATGTTTGTGCCATCAATGCGAATGCTTTGAATCGTCATCGGGCTGTTGGTCGATGTTGGAAGCAGACCTTTTGCCGCGTAGAGATCGACCCGCACGCGGTCGGCAATGTTTGCCGCAGAGACGAGCGACGAGTGCACGCAGTCCACAGTTACTGTTGCGACCCGCAGGCGATCTGCACCAGCTAGTGTTGGACTGGCTCCGTCATCGCTTTGCGAACTCACGACAATAAACGGCATCGCAGTCGCTGGCGTGACAAACGACTGGAAGATCTTGGTCGAAGACCCGAGAGCCGTTATGACGCTTGGAGCCTGCTGCAAAGCGAGATGGATGGCTTCAACGAATTTCATCGTGATGCCTTATTCACTTCGTTTGCGATGCGCTTAAAAACTTTGTCGAGTCCGTATCCGATGTCTTGAGTGAACTTAGCGTTGATCGTCGCTCCGTAAGTCTTGAAGAACTTCTCAAACACTTTCCATCCTGTGTATGCGCGTGATGGATCCTTGTAGCGGCCGTGCTCAATAAGCCAGGAGTTTTGCGTGCTGCCCCAAATGCGTGCCCACACAGTCGCATCTTTTTTACCAATGTTTTGTGGTCTGATTGCGTGGCTGTAGATATTGTGCGCAATGTTGATGCGGCTCTCTTTAATCGGATGGATTGGCTGATGCTTCTTTGCACGCCATCGCCACGACTTCTGCGCATCGGTTTGATTGAGATCGTTCTTGCCACTCCAAGTGCCGTACATGCTTGCAAGTTTGTTTCTCGGCGCAGTCAACGCCTTGACCTCAGCCTTGTGCAATACCTTGTAGATGTCCTCATTGCGCAGGGTCTTCATCTGATCAAGGAACTGATCCAAGCCTTTGATGATCTTGCCACTACTTGCTATTACTGCACCTCTCGACATTGCATGGTGAGTGTGTGACCCGCCGACTTGTAGTCGACGATGCTGACAATCTCGAATGTGGTGGAGATCGTCGTGCCGTTAGTGCCGCGACTCAGGCTCGCCGTGAAGCGGTCAAATGGCTTGATGCCCGGGTAGAAGTTGGTTGTGATCTGATGCGTCACGACCTGACTGAGAGCCATGTGGTTCGTCTTCTCCACCGCGCTCGAGTCCTTGATCTCGCCGAAGATCGTGTCGCCAGCGGTGTAGGTGTAGGTCGGTGTTCCAAACGAAGTCAGCGTCTGCGTGCGCGCACCGATCACCATCGGAGTTCGCATCATGCCGCTGTTCATTGATATTCACCCGACTTGTATTGAGCGATTAAAGCCTTGATCGTGCCGGGCACTTCGTACTGTTGACCCGGTGCAAGTGTGGATCTGTAGTCGTACAGCGTCGAGCACTGCATCAAGATGGCGTGCTTGAGCGCAATCGGGATCGCAGTTGCACTAGAGCCGTGACCCGCAACATAAACAACTGTGACGACTCCTGCGCCGCCGCCGACGAGCGACGGCCATGACTTGCCGTCAAGCAGCTGGATGCGACCAATGCCGTTGTATGACTTCACCGTGTAATCGGTCGACGCTGACAGCGTCTGTGTATTGCCGTCGGTGTCGACATATTGCACGCTCGTCACGCTGACTAGCGGCGAGCGCGGCAAGGCAATCTCGTAGGACGAGCCGTTGTAGACCTCGCCGCTTGAGCCTTGGACTGGCGTGTTCTGTGGGAATGCGTCGTAGACCGATGTGAATGTCGTGTTTGGAATTGCGATGCCGCAATAGTTTTCGATCATCTGTCGGGCTGTCGTGATGACTGATGTCGACCCGCCGCTGCTTGCGGCGATGTAGGTGTCGTCGAGCGAGTGGAATATGCGCAAATGCGCCTTGGCCTGCGCAGTCGACACTGGCTCGAAACTTGGTTCGGTTGTGATCTTGGTGTTGACTCTCATGCGAATACCCTCATCGGAGTTGTCGGTGCGGGGTCGAGGATCGGGAGTTCAGATAGTTGGTCTTGCGTCAAGTCGCCGCAGACCCGCAGGTTTGCGTGATACCCGCTATCAACCACCCCGCTATCGTTATAAATCACTCCAATAAAATCAATGTCTACGCGCCCGCCGTCCCACTGCACCATGATGTCTCCGCTGGCGTTGCGGGTTGCAATACCCGCAGCGAGCAAGCACGCTTCCATATTTGACTTGGTCGATGTGCGTAGGAAATAATCGATCATGTGGACATCGCAATCAGTTGCGCGCTGGTCAGCGCGGTTGGGTAATACTTGATTTGGCGAATACTGCCGTTAAGAACTGTAATTAAATCCGTAAGCGTTGAGCCATCGGTGCTACTTCCACCAAGCACAAGCCATGTTGGCGAGACGCTGAACGCAATCGCTGACGATGTGGCAACAGTCCCGCCGTTCAAGCACAGATTCACGGTTGAAGTTGTGCCTGTGCCGGGGTAAGCGAACGAGAAAGCTCCTTTAGTTCTTGCGCCGCTTGTGATTGAGTTGGCTGTTGAAACGCTGTTCACCGCTCCGAAATCCGCAACCTTTAAAGCACCCGCCGCGCTGACCTGTTGCAAATGCAAATGCTTAGTTGTTTGATCGCTAGTCGAAATGACGCTGCGAACTGTCGAAGTAATCCCGCGCACGCCACCGTGCCAATCGACAAAGAATGTTCCTGTAGTTCCACCCGTGAACCAACTCGAAAAGTTGGTGCTGGTCATCAATGCGAGATCGGGGTTGCGGGTTACTTGCCCTGTGGTTGTGGGAATATAAGAACTTGCGCCTGTGCCTGTTTCAAGTTGAAAGCCCCACAATTCAGCGTATGAAGAATTGCAAGTATATGAAATTGTGTAAGTAGTTCCTGTTCCTGTTGCTAAATAAATACTTGGAAATCCACTTGCGTTTACATTTGCCCATGTTGCCTCACACCTGTACCAACCATTTGGGTATGCAGTCATTTTTGTATTTGTAAAAGTTCCCGCAACAACAGTTGCAACACCTGTATCTAAATTAAACCCTGCGTCTTTACCGCCGCCATCGCACCGCCACATTACTTTGCTTCTAGTTCCTGACTTAGCCCAAAATGAAACGGTGTAAGTTGTTGATGCTGCTATCCCCGCACTAGCACCGTTTATTTGCAGTTGACCTGTACTTGTTCCGCTTGCGGGTTCAGTTAATCGTCTTGGTGTGCTTGTATTGTCGGGAGCGGTTGCCGCTGTTCCTGCCGCATTTGTCCCTAAAGATTGATACCAATATGTTCCTGTAATTTCAAATGTTGCGCTGTATCTTTGTAGATTTGTAGCCGCGCCCTCAATCAACAACCCCTTCGCCGCCAGCGTCGTCGGGTCATAATCGAATCGCGCTTCATTCGCTACCGCCGTAGTGACATAACCCGACGAATTAATGTAGGTCGCCGTGTTGGCTGATCGTGTCAGCACCACGCGGGGATCCAAAGAGCCACCTGTAAAATCCAAATTCAGCGTAGAGCCGTCGCCTTTGCGTTTCATGAACGGAACATAGGAATTTCCTTTCATCGCGGTGTTGCTCCCTTCTTCACGGCTTTGCATGGCACTGCTTTAGTGCAGCAGCGCACTTCATCCTGCGCCCACTCTGCAACACCGCCAACAACCCAATCGGTGGCGGTGGCATCAGCGACATCGTGGACATCTCCAGCAAGAAATATATTCTTGCCGTCGGCCGCAGTATGAATCATTCGCACCTTCGCCATAAATCCCCGGCACGCATTTCTGCGAGCCGGGGGTTGTGTCAATTCAGTTCAGTGATTATGCGCACTTGAGCGCAGTGAAAGCCAATGTCGGCAAAAGCAGTTTGGAATCGATGCGGCTGTTTGCCACGATTCCAATCTCGTTCGTGGCCGCGTAAAGTTCACGAAGCACCTTTACTTCGTAATTTTGCGCGCTTGCAAACAAGCAGTAATCGAACGCACCGAGCAGACCAACAAACTTGCCAGTGGCAAGAGCAGCGACCGCAGCGGATGTGTACACAGGAATGCCCATGATTCGATCTGGCTCTGGAGCAGAACCGCTTCCGCCGTTCTGATATCCGTTCTGCCAGAAGTACGCAGGAGCAGCCGCGCCACTTGTGGTGGTCGTCACTGGAGTCGTCAACGAACGCAATGCTGCGAGAGTTGAATCAGCCACGATCATTGCACAAGATGGATGCACGCGATATTGACGAGGCAATGAATAGACCCAATCAATGATTTGTTGCGCTGTGATGGTTGAAGTACCCGCCGCGCTGGTTGGCAGACTTGTTGTGTTGAACAAAGAGGTCGGAGCACCGCTCACATTGGTGTGAGGCAAGAGAGCCAACTCTTCAGTCTGAGCAAACACGCGAGCGAATTGCTCTTGCATGATTGATGCGACGCTCATGTTTCCGCGAGCAGTCGTATCCTCAACAAGTTCATTCGAGATGCGAACAATCGCACTTAATCGCTTTGGTGTCAAAGTGATTTTGTCGAATGTTGGTACTGCTTCAGTCGGGGCAGTGGCCTCGCCTGGCCAGTAGGCCGTTGCTGTCGTGCCTTCGTAAACGAACTCACGAGAGAACGAACCAATATCCAATTTGCGAGCCAAATTGCGCAGGCAAGTCATCGT